GAATCTGTTATTGGCGAGGTCTTTCACAAGTGAAAAACGTTTGTTGAATTCTTCAACTTTATCTGGTTTAAAGTGTTTTGCGATAATCGCCTCCATTATGTATCCTCCTCAAAATTTCCAGTGCTTATCACATTCCAGACAGGTCACGAAGGTTGTCATAGGTTCATCCGCAGAACGTGTTTGCATTTGATAAGAGTCGCATTTGGTCTTACGCTTGCAACGAGAGCAATACATAAGGATACTTGCAGTGGATCGGTGAGAATACTTGGCCTTTTCCATATCTGCATTCTGTTGAATAATGTCCTTCCAGATTTCAGGTGCATGATCTACAACATTGGAGAATGCAAAGTCTTTTGGAGACATTGTTTTCATGAGATGACGATAGGGATAGAGTGAAATGACTCTGCTACGATACAAGTTTACAAAGACCTGATTTTCCCAATCAATATCAATATACCAAGTCTTTGCATTTTCAACACATCTATCCAGAATGTATTTTTCCACTTCTTCACTAAAACTTTCTTTAACAAGATCTCGTAGCTTGTGATCTATGTATACGTTGGATGCATGAATTGTGTGAATAATAGGTCCATTGCGTTCTTCATCTTCCTCTTCTTCCTCTTCTTCTTCCTCTTCCACTTCTTCCTCTTCCTCTTCCGCTTCTTCTTCCTCTTCTTCCTCTTCTTTGAAGACACATGATCCATGATAGTCTTCATATTCTGGTATTTTAAGATCAAGGTAGTTTGATGCGGCTTTTTCATACTCATCCATGTTGTTATCGTTGGACGCTTTCATGATGGCAATGCTTCCCTGAAAACTGTCTTCATGAAACGGAGGAGGCAATACGTGAATATTCGGTTCCTCTTCTTCATCTTCCATAGGGGAAGCAAAATAGGCAAACGTTGCTTCGTCAGTGGATGTCTTTCCTTGAAATTGCAAGGATGGTTGTTTCAATTTTTTACGTAACCATTCAAGAACATCTGCGGTTTTAGCAGGAATACTTACTTCATTGAAGTTGCCTTGTAAATTAACAATCACTGCTACCACCATTTTTACGATTAATTCTTTTTCTTCATTGTCTTCCGTTTTTTCATCGTACCTTTGGATTTCTTCTTTTTACTGGAAGAAAGAAGTTTGGTTCCTTCTGGAATTAAGGATTCTTTTCCGAAGTCTTTATTTCTTTTTAGAGTCATAGCATCGCCATATCGCACGCCTAATTTTATAGGACGTCCCAAATATCGTCCATCACTTCTTCGTTTAGTAATCCATCTCCAATTGATTTTATTACCAGGGAACTTAAGAGGAACTACGTCTCCTACATGGCTTTCCAAACTTGTCATTTATCTTTATTCTATAATTAAATTCAAACATGTGAAAAAACGGATTTTATTTTTGTAACATTCTAGCTCTCAACTATACAATGAAAGGACCCGCAAAATATAACCCAACAATTGGATGGCGAGAACGCCAAAAAGCAAAAGAAGAAGAACAACGATTAAACGAATTGAAAAAGAAAGTAGAGAAGACAGAGGACAATTTCCCAAGTCTTTCAAAGAATACATCCGCAAACAACGCTGTCTATGCAGGAAAGAACTTCGCAGAGAAGGCGAAAGAGTGGCAGGAACTTGATAAAAAGAGAAAGTTAGAAGAGGAAGAGGCCAACCGATTACGAGAAAGAGAAGAGCGTGACAGAAGAGGAATTATGATATTCAATCGCAAACGCAACTACGATGAAACACCTGCTGGCACATACGAATACGAACCCCACAGTCCAAAGTTCGGAAGAGAGGACGCAGATGGATGGGTCACAAGTGAACGAAAAACTAGAAAGAGAGTGGACCAAATGACTGACGTTGAATACGAACAGTATATGCAACGTCAAGTACAGGAAATGTCATTAAATGACAGTTATCAGAATGAAGACAGTGAATTCAATTCACATTTAGTGGTGGAAAGACGGCAGTTCTATTAATAAAAGGTTCTGCGCCTCGTTTTTTCACCTCCACGAATGAATCCAGATGCTCCGTGTGTTTTTTGATAAGCAGATGCTTCATCAAATGACAGATTTCTGTTTCGCATGATATCCTTTATTTGTTTTCTCATATAAGGACTTGAAATCTTTTCAAGTTTCTCATCATCTGTGAGTTCTTTTTTCGGTTCTTCTTTTGGTTCAGGGGTCTTCGTTGTAAAATCTGGAAGGCTAATCTTTGGCAACTCTACTTCTGGAAGTCTGGGAAGAGCAGGAATGGGGGCTTTTCCTCGGTTCATTGGAGGAAATAGACTTCTTGCAGATGGAAGAGGGTTCTTACGTGTCAAGGATTTTGGAATGAAAGTTGATTCCTCTTCTGGAATAAATGTTTTGCGTTTTGGTATCTCTTTGTCAATCAATTCTGATACACTTTCCTTAGGTAACTCTTCTGCAATTGGTTTCTTATTAAAGATCGGATTTATAACAGAGAAATTGCTGGACTCTTTTTTAAGAGTTGGCTTTTCTGTTCCATCATCAAAAATGTCTTTGAATACCTGATAAATTGCGATTATAAATTGATTAATAATTCTAGCAAGAAAGATACCAACTCCCTTAAATGTATTTCCAAATTCATCGCCAAATTTAGAAAGAGCCCATCGCAATGCAAAATAAACAGCAACGAATCCTGCAACTCCTGTGATTGTGCCTATGAAAATATTGATAAGTGTTTGTGCATCAAGATGTCCTGCTCCTTGAGTTTGAACGACACTCTTCAAATCTGGACCACTTGGTTTAATAGGAACACATGTCTTGCATCCTTTTGGAGGACCTGCTTTATAATACGTATGATCCAATTGCAAGGAATTGATTGGCAACGATGGATCTGTGATAGGAAACTGATTGATTGCACGCAAATCAGAGTCTGCAATCACCATAGGATTCTGCATAAAAATAATACGTGTTCCTGCACTGCTTGTTGGAACCCATTTGTAATACCGATTATTGGCATCTTCATGATCCAATACCTGTTGCCAGTCGTGCATAGTCCAAGTAAAAAAGGAGTCGTCATTCTTGAATATGTCGGATAACGACCAGTTCTTTCCGGTTGGCACATCTATCTTTTCATAGTCTCCAGATGGCAACTTGGATCCTAAACTCTGCAAATAGACTGCAATTGGACTTATGAAATTGGTGGAAGGATTCGGTCCGCTTGTGATAGGGACATAAATAGAACTCTTTGTTGAACCTATGAATCCAATCACAGCATCGTGTTGAACGTTTTCAATACGAATGGGAGATGGATGAAAGAGTTCAATACGAGAAATTGAATCCGACTGTCCATTGAAAGTGAATTGGAATGGAATAGTTGGAGTAATAACTACTTTTGAAGGATTGGTAGATTCACGTGTTATCGTAACAGCAGAACTGGATATGCCGGGATTGACATATAAATTACAAGGATCGCAACCTTCTGATTGAGAAATGCTAAGACCTTTGGAAGGATCACCTTTTCGCGGATCAGGTGGAATAATATCCTGTTTCTGTGTAGATTGTGAAGACCCCATTGTTCTTAACAGATAAAACAAGTATTGCTAAGAAAACAATATGGCTTCCGAACTTACAGCTCCATGGTGGGCAACTCTTATTGCCATCCTTTTAACAGCAATTGTATCAGTCGTAGGAACAATCGTATTCTTGCGTGGAGGCACGCCTGCTGCTGGTGCTCCTCCTGGAATCGGAACACTTGTAACAGATACAATCACTTACATTCCGCATATCCTCCTGCTTTTCGGTGTTCTTGCGGATATCTTTACTATGGAAGGTGTCTATTCCATTCCAAGTTTGATTGGATTGATGTCTATTCCAGCCAACTTCCTTTTCTCGTTCTTCTGGGCTGGAATCGGTGAAACAATCGGATATGTCTGGAAACTTGCAATGCTCAAACCTGGTGAGACATTGCCTCCTACTGCTCCTCCAACTCCAATGACTGGCGGTGCCATTGAAAACTATCCAGGTTGCTACGTCCAAGGATTTGAAGGACTTCAATCTGCATACGCTCCACAGACACTTGTGGTTACAGCCACTATCTTTTCGTACTATATGTTTGACTTGATTGCAAACCGTCCAATTTTGGACGCAGTTGCAACAATCGTGTTCTTCGGTGTAACATTTATTGCACAAACTCTAGTGATTGGAAACTGTCAAAAAGGCGACAGCAACATCGCTACCTACTTGAAGGCAACAATGGCACTTGCAGAAGGTCTGTTTATTGGTGGAAACTCCTATGCCATCGTCCAAGCCCAATATTCTGGAAGCCTACCAAGCAGTGTGATTAACAGAACATCCGGTGGTTCCTCTGGTGGTTCCTCTGGTGGATCTTCTAGTGGTGGAGGCAGTTACATTCCAGGAGATTACAGACGAGGTAAGGGAAAAAATAAGGGATCATCTGGTGATGACGGAGGATCGTGTGGAGGCGTTCCACCCGGAGAAACACCAGGAACAGGAGGACCAGCACAAGGCCAATCATGCCCCGCCGGAACCGCTCTTAGCAAGTGAGCGAGCTTTGCGTAAAATAGAATAATAAATAGAAATCATTGTCCCTGAATGGCGACCGACAACGGCTCCATCCACGGTCACAACAATTGTAGGAACCACGGATACCTCTAACTTACTTGACAAATCTTCTTTATCATCGTGAGTATTCACAGACACCCATTCAATATCATCAAACTCCTCTTTCAGTTCTTCAACGCTTACCTTGATTGCTTTACAAGGTGCGCACGTTGGAGACCAAAAATGATATGCTTTTACACGACTCATTCTTCTACCTTATCTATACTAGGGTGGGATATTTGTAAATGACCCACTTCGGCGCGAATAAATGTGCGTTTCTGAATAGTTTGTTTTACCAATTTTACATCACGTGTCGTGCAGATTTCTGAGAATGCCTTATATAAATATTTATCAATAATGTCCTTGTCAAGTTTTCCAAGGTTGGCATGAATCCATTCAAGCAATCGTGTTTGAGGCACAGAAGGTCCCATCAATTCCAGAGGACATCCTTCAAATATCACATTTCTCGCAGGATGGACGACTGTTTTTACACTGTCATCAATTGTTCCTCTTGCCATTTGGTCTACTTTGTCATTGTTGATGGATAGGTCATCTTCTCCTCCAGTGTGTGCTCTTACGTGATGAAACCGATGAGACTTGAATTTAGAAAGGCCTCCAGATATCTCTTTGATTAAGTCTTGGTGTAATACATCTTTGCCATCAATTGTTTTCCATCCACGAGCAACCCATTTTGTAATCCAAACTGTCAAACACTTTATACTGTAATCAGAGTCAGTATAAATAACGATATCGCTGTCTTCACATCCTTTTGAAAGCAGGATACGAACTGCTTCTGCGATTGCTGATAATTCTGCTCGTTGGTTTGTTTGTGATTCTTCATCAGGGACACGATTTGCTACCGACCACTCTCTGTTTTCTGGAAACCAAACAGCGTAACCTGCCTTCGCACCGGCCTTACCATTGCCTATACAAGAACCATCTGTGAACACCCTCATTACCTACTACTTACTTGGACGCTTGTAATTCCTTTTCAAACTCACGCGGGTCGTCCCAGAGTTTTGTATTCAATGGTTTTCCAATAATGGTTGGAGTGTGATTGTAATCCGGCATCTTGCGAACAATGCAACGGCTTACAATAGCAGATTGAAGCAAGGGTTCTTCAATATGGAACCAAACACGACACCGAAATGACCTCTGTTCCAGAGAGCGTCTTAACATCTGTTGACAGGCCAAACTCAAAAAATGAGAGTGCCAGATTAGAAGAACACGAATGCGAATATGAGCACGAGAAGGAGCAAAGGACATCCATTGGACGAACCATTTGGCAAAGTCGTCCATTGAATTTGTTACCGCTGCGTCCACCTCATCAAAATCGCATTGATGTCCGTATTTCTTTTTGTAGTCATCCCAAACTTTCTGGGTTTCTACATCATTCAGTCTTTCATACAGAATCATATGGGGAGGAGGAAAGTTCATTATTAATTAGTTGGTTGGTTGTTTGAAGATACAATACGCTTGACAGGAATATCTGCGTGGACGATGTACAAGCTGTTTTCAGTACAAACCAAAAAGACTTTCTCTTCCTTGATTCGCATAATGGATACGATAGGAGAGGTATATTCCGTGTCAGATTTGACAAGGTATTTGATGTCTTCTTGGACTCCGATGCAGCATTTCTTCTCAATGCTGTCGTTGTAGTAATCTAAATAAATTGGGCGATCCTGTTCGATGGCGATTTTGGCTGCCTGCGCCATAACGGTTGCGGATGGAACTGCGCTCATTTGTTGAATAGTAGGAGGGTGTTTTCGTTATTTGAACGCTGCTTTTGCGGCATCCTCCAATGCGAATCGGGATTTCATCTTTAGCGAAGGTGTTTGGTCTCTTGGTAATGCCAACAACACTTTGATGGCTTCGCGGCACTCTACCTTGGGCGCGGCAATCAACAGGAATTTCGCAATGCTATGAATATGGTTCTCCATCACTTCTGTAAAGGGCTGTTTTACGGATATATCTAGGTCAGCCAATGCGGTATTCACAAATCCTTGATATGTTTCCATTTCAATTAAGTTGCGAACGAATAGCTCATTAATATAGAAGGCAAATGCGCGCTTCTTCTCCATCTGGAGACTCCATTCTAGTATAGCCTTTTCAAACGTTGGGTCTGTACTAACTGGAATAACAATATCTACTGAATTTTTGACATCGTATATGGTATCAAACATTTTTATCTGTGTGTTTAAGTCATCTTTTGCATCGGGATAAGTTTTAATCATAAGAGCATATGCGTCTGCTACAAGGGTCGCAAAATTGCCTTGTCTCACTCCCAAGTCAAACAGCATAGTGGTTACACGAAATCGGAACTGCTCATCTCTTCGTTCAATGATTTCCATCACTTCACCAATCAGTTTAGTGTATGTGCTCTTTGACATCTTGTTGATGCGGCTATATATTTGTCTATAATCATCGTCATCGTCCTTATTCATAATTGTCTTAGCAATATTTTGAATTAGGTTTGCTCTCCAATTAGCAGGAGCATTACTCACGATGCGATTCTGGTTCTGGGGTTTTCGGAATGTCGGATTGAACGTAATCTTTAACGTTCGTATGGTTTCAATGGTCTCTGGTGATAATTCCTTGCGAGGGACATCTCGCAATGCATAGATAGTTTTTACATCCATGTTATTTATAGTCCTCACCTCCGACATCCGTTATGATTAACAGATCCGTTTTTTCTGAAAACGGATTTCCGCGAGCCAAAAATTTTAGAAGGTAGTCAAAAAATGACAGACGATACAAAATTCTTAAGCAACTGGGTCCTCTGGTATCACGATCCAAACGATAACGATTATTCCTTAAAGGGATACACAAAGATAGGTAAGATTACAACTCCAAGTGAGTTCTGGTCTTTAGTAAATACAATTTCAGTAGAAGCTTGGACTTCTGGTATGTTCTTCTTGATGAAAGAAGGCTTTCTCCCGATGTGGGATGCCCCAGAAAACGCAAAAGGTGGAGCGTGGTCCAAAAAGGTAGACGCAGCGGATACTCATTCAGTCTTCATCGATTGTATGGTTCACTGCTTAGCAAACGCAATGCTTAGTAAGCAACAGGATAAAGTGGTGGGAGTTAGCGTTTCTCCCAAAGGAGCATTTCATATAGTAAAAATCTGGAACACAACAACTACACTCACAGACCGCAAGTTGTTTAGTCCTTCCTTAAAATTTAGTTCAATAAGCGATATCGCTTACAAAGCACATGTGCTTAGGCCAAAGTAAATAGAAATAGAGTTTGATTGATATCCGCAAGGATTTCATCACGAATGTTTAGCAAATCAGTATCTGTGGGCGAAAGCTTACGGGGGAGAATCTTGGTGAGAAAAACCACCTGTTTTTCCACAAATCTTTTTCCCTCTGCTTCATTGAAATTTTTGAGTTGAAGAGTTTTGCCAACACGAGGTGTTCCGTATTTTCCCATAAAGACTTCCACAAATTTGTCAATCTTTTCATCCAATGATTTCACAAGTTCATCCGTTGCTGTATGACGGGCAAAGGAATGAGTTTGCCAGTGATAGAGTTTGACTTGACTACGGATATAGAGCATAGAATCTACTATGCTTCCACCCGAGTTTCTGCGAGTAGTTTTGCGAGTACTCATTTCCTAATTACACATAAGCAATACTATAAAAGAAATGGAAATTGTAGCATTTTTGATTTTTTCAATCCCAGTATTTATTGGAGGAATCGCAGTTGGATTGGTAACAGCTGATTTTATTGACCGAGAACGTGTAATCTACTTGCCCGCAGAGGAAAAAAGCACCCTCAAACGGAAGCGCGATTAAAGGTCTTTTGAAGAAATCACTGAAGACCATGCGAATAACCATAGTCCATATTTTTCACATTTCTGCCTATTTTTCTCAGATAATTTAGTTTTATCTTTGAATGAAAGTTTTTCATTTAATGCATATAATCTTGTTGAGAGCTGAGATACTGGTATCATCAGTTCCTTTTGTAATCTTAAAATTTGATCGGTTAAATTATCTCGGTTAAAGTTTGGGCATTGATTTTTTGCGGAAGAAGATAGATGTTTTGTAAACTTTTTTGTAAACTCTTTTACTAGTTCTTCAATTTCAACTTTTAACGTAGCATCTGTTTCAGAAATATACAATTCTGGAACAGATACTGACTTGTTTAATCGCTTGAACTCCTCTGTAACTTGTTCATTTGTAACATCCCATATGATTTCAACAAATACCACAAACTCATTTCCTTCAAGAGCAAGTCTTCTATGGTTTCCTTCGTAACATACAAGACCTTCATGCGTAATATAAGCCAAGTTAATCATTCCATCCATACGGTTATTTTTTTTCATAGTTTCTCGTATCTCTTCAACTCTTGTCATATCGGGTGGACGATTAAACTTCCAAACCTTGATATCTAGTTGTTTGAATATTTCCATCGGAAGTGAATATACATTCGTTCCATAATAGTTATGTTGTTTAATAAATTCTTTAATTGGTGTTGACATTTTGATTACAACCAAAAAAGTTACCAATCCAAAATCCGTTTTTTAGTCAGAGAACATTTCGGTTGGATCTATAGGTTCTTTTGATGATGTATTTGTCATGTTATCTAACACATACTTTTTGAGAGGTATTATCTTATCACCGTTCTTGATTCCTACAAAATACAAATCAGATGGTATAAAATAGGTATCAAATGCAGAGAATGTATTCTTCAAATCAAGTACTTCATCAATATCTTTCTCTGTAAGATTTTTATAGTAATCAATCATATCTGGCAAGTTTCCAATGGTTCCATAAGAATCAAATGGTGTAGTTCGTCTTGTTCCATGTTCCGGCCTTCCTGTGGATGCACATGTAAACAAAAGTAACCCATTTGGTTTCAGCATTTTGTAAATCTTTTTAAGTGATTGATAATATTCAGGATCGTGCTCAAAACATTCCGTTGAAATTATAGTATCAAACGTACTGTCTTCAAAAGGCAAATCCTTAGTCTTAGAAACGACTGTAACATTGTTTGCATGGATTACATCATTGCCATCATAATCGCAATTTTCAAAAAAAATACGATTGTTTCCATTAATATCACCGGAACCAACATCAAGAACCCGTTTGTTCTTAAAATACTCTGGTAACACTGATTTAACAAATGCTATAAAATTAACTGGTCCTTCATGCATTTTATTTATTTTCACTCAATTCATTTAAGTAGAAACAGGGATCAAGCATAATTTGATGTCACCGAGATTTGCGATCACATAACGAATCATCAAGAACCAATCATTTTTCATATGAATTTCAAGATTGTTGGAAAGGTTAGAACACTTGGTAAAAAGGACTAAATGTGGCAGTGAGAATGTTCCGCTTACAATTTCGTTATTCTCTTTCTTTGAAATAGACATTTCCGTTCCAGTATCTCCACCCAATGTAACTGTTTGAGATGCAAATGGTCCCTTGCATGAGAATGTAAGCGTATTTCCAACATTCTTGATATCCACAGTTTTTGCAGACAGCAGTGTCATATCGCGACAGATCTTTTGGAAATCCAACGAAGGCATAGTAATACGAGTTGCAAATTCAGTATCCATCATATTGATGTCACTATCATCACGATCCAACAAATTGAGTCTGTAACGAATACGTCTCTTCTTCTCTCCATTTTCAAGAATGATAGTCAAATGATTTGATTCTGACTTTGAAACAGAAAAAGTGATGGTATCATCATTTGTCACAGTTTTAACGACACGGTAAAAATGATCGGTATTCAAACCGACATCCAATTTTGCAGCAGTATGATTGTATTCATAGTGCTCAAACTTGTTGGCATGAAGACGCATATGTGTGTAGATTGTCTTGGTGTTTTCCATTGCAACCATACGGATTCCATCTTTGTCAAAAACCAAAGACATCTCAACCAACATAGATTTGAGACCTTCAGCAAGAATACGGATTGGTGCGGTTTGTACCGTTTTCGCTACTACCAAGTCGTCACTCATTTATTAAGTATGGGGTCTCGGCATGAAAGTATATTTCCGCACATATAATTAATGAGTACTCCTGCTCCTGCCCCCAGTAGTGCGTTAGCTCCTACTTCCAATGAAACTCCTTCAAGTCAATCAAGCAGTGGTCTTGCATTTCTTGTAGGAGGTGCTGGTATTTTGGTTACCATCCTTTCTTCTGTTCTCTTGATTTTGTTCCACGTAGGAGCAGCCAAGTTGTCCTATGACAAATACGGTTCAATTGGTTGGGCTATTCTTGATTTCTTCTTCGCAACCATCTACTACCCATACTATGCGTTTGTCTTGAACTATCCTGGTGTCGGAACTGCAACCTTCTTAGGCGGTCGTCGTCGTAGGTAAGAATTCTGGCCAAGGACGTTTGGTGTATTTTACAATATTTCGTTCTTTTAACTTAGATTCAACATAGAACAAACGATAGGATTCAACAGGGTCTTCTCGTTTGTATTCATTCGGCATAGCAAGTCGGAGTGGAGTATAGCCAATAACGGGTATGCTTTCAGGAGGATTTGCAAGTAACCATTCAATATGGGCTTCGGTTTTGTGTGACTTTTGATTTCCATAACGGAATTGGTATTCACGGCATAGCCACCAAGCAAGATGGCATAACCACATATAGTTATCGTAACTCTCTCGTACCCAGATAGAGGATGGGTGGTTTTTGTGGGCTAATTTGTATGCATTTTCTGGAAGATTTTCAGGATTGAGAACCCAATGAGCGCAGTATAGCATCTGGGCTGATTCAATAATCATCTTAACAACGTGTTTATCGCAGTGATATTCTGCTGCTTTTTTGGGGTCGGTGTGTAGGTAAAATATATTCATGGCTACATCTAATTTTCTAGTCTTCGGAAAATCCATTTTCTGTGATGATAACAAATGAGTGGGCAACCATTGACAACGAATGCAAATTTTCTTGGATATCCATCGGACGTATCGGGTTCTAAATACGTTCAACAGAATCCAAGTGATGTCACTGCGTCCACACGTCAAATAATCGCAGCGAAGACACCTATACCTGTTAGAAACTTTTTTTCAAAAAGCAATGATTATCGTTTGACGCTGAATGACGGTAAGTTGTTGTTGAATTGTATTACATGTGTTTCAACGGTTACAGGAATTGATTTTCTTGCTGGTGGAGGTTATCTTTATTATTCTACAGATGGAGGTGCTACATGGAATCAGGACACTATAAGCACTCCATTTTTAGGAATAGTTAATGCTGGAATACGTGCTAATATAAGTGGATACCAATGGGTTATTGGAGGTCAAAGCAATGGTGTAAATTCAGGATTCAGTATTGCACTTTCAGCAGATGGTTATTCTTGGACCATCGTTCAAATTGATCCTGTTATTGACACTGTTGTTAGATCAATTACAATAGATCGTTCAGCAAATACTGTTTATGCAGGAGGATCTTTTAAATCGTCAGTATTGCTTTATAAATCATTGAACGGTATTTCATGGACTGCTGTGCCTTCTCCAGACATAGTTGGGTTTCAATCAATCGTTACTGATGGAACAAATTTAGTTGTATCTGGAGCATCCACTGTATCGGGTACAGGTGCTTCTATCTTTTGGGTGCCAAATTCACCAGGTCCATTAACCAATAGTGATTGGACTCAATCAACATGGTCTGGATATTCACAAGGTTCAGGTACTATTCGTCTAACCTATGGAAATGGTTACTTTTATGCTATTTGGGCTAATCTTATTGCAAATTCTACTGATGGTAAGACATTTACAACACGTTATACAGGAACTGGTTCTACTCCCAGTTTTCTATACAATATAATGGCAATTCATTGCAACAGTTCAAGAGTTGTAGCAGTTGGACTTGATAACAGTGGTAATGGATATGTTGCATACTCTACTAACAATGGTACATCATGGACTCAAGTTTCAGTTCCAGCACTCAACAATATTTATGCAGCATCCATATCATGGAGTGATACAGCAAATAAATTTGTAATCTCAGCATACACACTCACACCATCAGTTGTTGAATTGTATTCTGCAGATGCTACAAGTTGGACGACAGGCACTAGTACAGCGATAGGTACAAATTATATATACTCCACCATTGGCAATTCATTGACATACTCGTAAAATCAACAAATACCGGTTAGTATTTCTTGAAATCAGGTATAATTTAACTTATTAATGCTTCTTGATGGCACCGAATACTCCCTTGCGAGTTTTGTAACCGTGTTTTTCAAGTCGCTTATCTTTCTTGGCAGTGTGTGATTTCTTAACAGATACAATTCTGCCAGACTTGTTATACTTCAAATCCTTGCGAGTCAAACCACCCGAAGTCTTGACCGCAGTTCCGTGCATCACTTGGGCGCGAGAGCCAACTTTCTTCATACCTCCTTCCATTTGTTTCTACTTAGGAAAGTTTATTGAAAGCCTTGGAATATTTATTTTACTGGTTAATTGCACTATTTCAGAACGATCTTTAAACGAAGAATCTTCTATACGACCGCAATAGATATCGTTGGTATATTTGAATGGAAATTCAACTAGAACGTCCTTTCGTGTTTTATAATGAATGCTAACATGTGCAAGAATTACTCTTCCATCTAAAAGTTCATACAAACAATGATTTAAAAAGTCTTGATCCAATCCTATTCCACCATCTGTTGGATTTAACTTAAATTTTTCATAAGCACTACGAATAGATAACCCATTTATTTTTCGCATTCCCCACAAGCCTCCTAACAAAGGATAACAATGACAAGGATTATCACGAATAGCATGAACTTTGAACTTGCTATTTACAAATTGATTAATCGCCCATCTATCTTTCCAATGAATACGACTATCTGCATCCCGAACTTCCATGAGTTCTACATCGGGTTCATCAATTGCAAAGAATCTATCTATCATATTTCTAGGTCCTGTCTTTCCAGTAGGACGAATAACTACATTTGAATATGATTTCAATATACGAATGAACTCTTCTGTGACATCCGATCCAGTATAAATATATGTTTTCCAAGTAGGATAGTGTGTTTTTATTAGTTCTATATTACTTAACATTCCATCATAATACCTGGGTATCTGTGGACCATAAAGACAGAATGAAAAAACATTTACCATTACTAATTTATAAATTATTAAAGATGATTTCAGGATTATCATTCGCACAAAGGTGCGATTGGACGTTTGATTATAGATACGATTTTAGAAAATATAATGGTTCAATGGCAAGAGATGGTGATTGGATATTCATTAATGGTGATTGTTTATTTCAATTTAGAAGACCAATGAATAATAAATTCAATTGGGTACGTCATAAATATAATTTCATAGTTCATAACAGTGACAGATCATTCGGATATCAAGAATTGGCATTTCTTCTACCAATTGCATACCGTATCTACGCAATCAATACTACGGTATCTCATCCTATTTTGAAGACTATTCCTATAGGCTTTGCAGATATTCACCTGCCTTTTTTGAAAACTTTCAATGTGCCAAAGCAGGAACGAACGATTGAAATATATGCAAATTTTCAACCTAGAACAAATGTAACAAAAAGACAGGAATGTATAGACTGTTTTAAGGACAATCCAAAGGTAGTATTTCGCGACAATCTAACTGTGGAAGAATACTTCAATGATCTTTCTAAATCTAAATTTGTATTGTGTCCTGAAGGAACAGGAATAGACACTCATCGTATCTACGAAAGTTTATTATGTGGTGCAACACCGGTTGTACTTAGAAATCCACTCTCTAATTTGTATGAAAGAATGCCAGTTTGCATAGTGGATAAATGGACGGATCCATTTGAAGTCAAAACTGGTAATATATCATTCAATCATGCATTTTACATATAAATCAAATCGTCTTGTTAACAATCGTATTATTTGATATTGGATTTCCAACCTCAAATAATGGCTAACCCCTAGCCTACACAGTTAGCAGAACGCTAACAAAATATAAACACGAACACCCAGTGTTTAGTTGGAGTATGCAAGACCTCCCATACCAGACATCACACGCAACACGTTGTAGTTGACGGCATACACACGCACTTGGGCAGTACGTCCAGATCGCACGGTGTTAACGGACACAGTGAGTTGGAGAGTGGCCTTGTCAATACGAGAGAAGTTGCATGAACCAGATGGCTGATGTTCCTCAGGCTTGAGCGCGAAGGAGTACACGTTGATACCCTTGGAAGGAGTACGAGTGTGGTGTTGGAATGGTTGGACAACCGAGAAGTATCGTCCCTCACGTTCAGTGAAACGATCTTGTCCGTTGAGTTGGAGCTTGGCGACTTCAACAGGGTTCTTACCTTCACACTTGACTCCAGAGGCAAGGATGACCTTGGCGAGCAAGTAGTTGGTGGTGTCCTCGAAGACAACCGCCTGTTCTCCTTGTTGGGTGAAGCTTGGAGTGGTAGAATCCAACCAAGAGGCACCTTGGAGAGATGGACCAGATTGGAGACCAAGACCTGGGAGGTAAGGACCAGATGGACCATCGTTGGAAGCAGTTGGGACAACAGCAGCATTGGCACCACCGGCCAAACCTCCACGAGCAAGGACGTCCATGACGATACCCTCAGTAGTGAAGTCATCAGAGTAGTTGAATGGCTGCATACCGTTAACCTCAGCAATGAAACCTTGGTTAGGAGTGCAGTCAACGAACGAGTCACGTTGGACAACCCAGACAAGCTCCTTGACAGGGTGGTTGAAGTTCAACTGGATCTTGTTGGAAGAAGAGGTGATGGATTCAGCACCAGTGAATTGGAGTTGCTCAATGAGGTATTCATGAGTCTGTTGGGCGAATCGTCGTCGCTCCTCAGTGTCCAAGTAGATATAATCAATGTACAAAGAGGCAGCAGTCAAGGACTGAATTGAGGTAGGAGCAGTCTGTCCAGACACCAATTCAACGTAGGTGCAGTTGATCCATTGCTCAAACTCAACGTTGATACGCACTTCGTGGTATTGAAGAGCAATCAAAGGAATGGCCAAACCAGGATTTCGGCAGAACCAGAACTGGAGAGGGATGTAGAGAGTCTTGGCTGGGGTTCCGGCACGTGGAGCA